CGAGCGTGACCCGAGACTTCACAGGCAAGGATGTTTTCACCGCATGTTTTGCGATCAGGTCGCTGGACACAAACGAAAACACCAACCCTGTCTGGGCTGCCCATGATCTTAATGACGGACTAAGGATTATCTATGCGCCGCAAGCTTCGTTTTCCCCTGTCCGGTTCCAGACTGACAACAACGCGACAGATGTTCTCGATGCACCCAGTCCGACATATGATCCGCCGCTTGACATGGTGATCATCGTAGAGGGCGACATACCGAGCGGCACTCTTAAACTCTGGATAGACGGAACTCTAGTTGCCTCGGAAACAGGTATCAGTTTCGTGGATAACTGGCAAACAGGAATTAGCCGATTGTTTGGCGACGAAGGTGTGTTTGGCCAAGAAAATAATTTTGCCAAGGTAGAAATAGCGCGAGGAATGGAGATCAGTCGCGGCCTGACAGCGTCTGAATTTACAGACCTCTTAAACTGGGGACAGGCAGGTCTCGACGGTACCGTCGTGACCGACGTGTTCACCCCTGCTGATCTGTTCGGCGCGGGCGACAAGGGCTTCGCCTTCGACCTGATGGACCTGTCGGGCGCGAACACGCTCGCGAACCAGACCGGCACGACGCCGGGTGCCGGCGATCCGCTCGGCTATCTGCCCGGCATGTCCCCCAACGCGCAGACAGCTTCGCAGAGCGTCGCGACCAGAAGGCCGCTTGTTCAGGCAGACGCCAATGGCCGCCATTTCCTGTTTTTCGACATCGACGACATTCTGGTCACTGCAGAGGAGCTGTCCAGCGACACCTGGACCGTATGGATGGTCTACGAGGCCGATGGAGGCGACTTCATCATCATATCCAAGCCCGACGCCTCGTACCCCTGGATCGGCATCGGGCAGCAGGGCAGCTCGAGCACGAGCCTCATCCCCAATGTCGGCGTTGTGTCCGCGCAACACTGGTACGACAACACGGGCTTTTCCGGCACGCGAGGGCAGTCATGGACGGCGGCGCAGGGAGCCAGTCTCGCGATTGTCGAGACCGTGAACGACGCCGAGCCGTGGCCCGAGGTCGTCATAGGCGATTACAACAACCACGGAACGTGGAGTACGCCGGGCAAGGTCTACGCATGGGGCGTGATCAACCGGACGCTGACGGCGGCGGAAAGGGCCGATCTGCTGGCATATGCCGATCATGTGCGGGGCGTGTGACACGGCCAGCTGCACCCCGACCCCGACCGTCACAGTTACAGGAGGTTACTAATGAGACTCATCATCCAAGCTCTACTCGGGTTCATCTCGACGTTAACCCAAAAGACCCCGTCTGCTCTCAACGCCAAGGGGCAGCCCGTTAAAGTCGAACGTATCAACGACATCAAGCAATGGGAAGCACTGCGCCTCAAGGCGTACAAGCCAACACCTCATGATCGCTGGACGATTGGCTACGGACACACCGCGACCGCACACCAAGGCATGGTGATCACTGAGGAGCAGGCCGAGAAGCTGCTTCGGGAGGACCTAGAGTGGGTTCGTAAGGTGATCGCTGACATGGTCAATGTACCCCTCTCACAGCGCCAGTATGACGCCCTCGCATCGTTTATCTTCAACCTCGGTGGTGCCAACTTCGCGTCCTCGACCCTTCTGAAGCGGATAAATGCTTCCGATATGGTAGGGGCAGCAGATGAGTTCCTAAAATGGAACAAACAGCGCCAGAACGGCAAGCTCGTGGTTCTCCGAGGTCTCACCCGGCGTCGGTCTCATGAACAAGATCTCTGGCTGGAAGGAACAGTCTAATGAAAAAGAAGACGTACAAACGTGAGGTGGCATTGGTGATGCTCGTCTGTTTGGCCGGTCTGTTTGGCTGGGGGGCTTATTCTCCTCAGGCCATGCAGGCGGCTGAGTTCCTGACATTCCCGATATTCACCTTCGCTGGCGGTGCATTTGCACTCGACACAGCCGTGAAGCAAGGTAAGTACGGGAAGCCCGATCTATGATGGGACTCCTAGCAACCCTGAAAAGCAAGATCGTGCAGCGCGCAGGGGCCATTTTCGTGGCCCTGAGCGTCCTCTTCGGTCTCTTCCAGTATGGGCGCAAGACCCAACGCGACGATAACCGCGTGGGAGACATGGAAGACTACATCGAAACCAAGAAGAGAATCGAAAATGTACAGAATAGCCCTGATCGCGACGCTGCTCTTGAGCGCATGCGCCGGAACGGTTGGCTCTAAGGATGCCGTATGTTCAATCCCGGCCCCACAGCTCGATCCTGAGGGTATCTCAACTGAGAACCTGATGGAACTTGATCTGTTTTCCGAGAGATTAACACGGGCATGCTCCTGAGACTCGCTGAGAGGCCGCAGGAGAGCCTGTATGGCCTCTCAGGTATGTCACCCCCCAAAAGCAACTAATACGCCTCACAGAGGCTTTCAGGAGGCCACCTATGGACAAATCCCATGCATGTAAACAATGCGGAGAACCTGCCACCAAAATGTATTGCACCACTACGTGCGGTAATAAGTGGAGATATCAGAACGACCCAGTGTCTCGAGAAAAAAGTAAGGCCGCTGCCTCTGCCTACCGTAATAAAAATAGAGACCAGTTCAATGCGTACTTCCGCCTGAAACGCTCTACCACCGTACAAAGGGTTTTGGAAGACATCTACTGGTGTGAGAAAAGGGGAGACCAAGATATGTGCGTTGACCTCGCTCACGACATAATGGATATGGCGATCGGTTTCTACTCCACGGACGCCATCGAACACTTCGTGATGGAGTATTTAGATGTCGAGTAAAATACCAAACACAGATTTTCACAAGAAGCTGCGCGGTAACTTCAAGGTGTTCTTGTGGTACGTCCATAGACACCTAGGGATGCCAGAACCGACGCGTCTACAGTATGACATGGCTGATTATATACAGTACGGACCAAAGCGGGCATGCATCCAAGCGGCTCGTGGTTTCGGTAAGAGCCATATTACGGCCTGCTACGTTGTATGGTGTCTCCTCAAAGACGCTCAGGTTAAAATCATGGTTGTATCTGCGTCTGGTAATCGTGCTGATGCCTTCTCCACCTTCGTGCAGCGTCTAATCTGGGAGATGGAAGGTCTCGAGTACCTAATTCCCGATCCAAACCAGAGACAGTCTAAGATAAACTTTGACGTGAAGCCTGCTGTGGCCGATCAGTCCCCCTCAGTGAAGTCTGTGGGGATCACCGGGCAGCTTACAGGTAGTCGAGCTGACTTGATCGTGGCCGACGACGTTGAAGTCTTAAATAACGCTTTTACGCAGACTGCACGAGACAAGTTGGCAGAAAGTATCCGAGAGTTTGATGCGATCCTCAAACCTCTCCCTACATCACGTGTTGTCTTCCTAGGGACGCCGCAGACCGAGGACAGCCTCTACACGAAATTGCCTGATCGCGGTTACGAGGTTAGGGTGTGGCCTGCGCGTATGCCTACAGAGAAGATGCGGGAGCAATACGGCGACACGTTAGCTCCTTACATTGAGAACCTCCCGTACACCGAGGGTCAACCTTGTGATCCTGAAAGGTTTGACGATGCTGACCTGATCGAGCGAGAAGCCTCGTATGGTAAGGCAGGCTTTGCTATGCAATTCCTCTTGTCTACAGCCCTGAGTGACCTCGAGCGGTTCCCGTTGAAGGTCAGAGACCTGATCGTCATGCCAATCGACCCCGAGACTGCACCCCTCAAGTTACAATGGGGTCCCCTCGAGGAACGACAGTACAAGGACCTGCCAAACGTAGCCATGCGTGGGGACCATATGTACCCTCCGATGAACGCAGGGGACATCACAGCGGAGTTCTCAGGGGCAGTGTTAGCAATCGACCCATCAGGCCGAGGAGCTGACGAGACAGGCTATGCAGTGATCAAGATGATCAATGGCTACCTCTACGTGCCAGCAGCAGGGGGTCTCACTGGGGGCTACGACAAGGACACCCTGACTGAACTCGCGCACATTGCGAAGAAGCACAAGGTGAACGAGGTGGTGGTCGAAAGCAACTTTGGTGATGGCATGTTCGTGGAACTGCTCAAGCCTGTCTTAGCCAAGATACATCGTTGCATGATCGAGGAGGTCCGAGCTACCACCCAGAAGGAACGCAGGATCATCGACAGCTTGGAACCCGTGATGAACTCCCACAAGCTCGTGATCGACCCCGAGGTGATCGAGGAGGACTATAGGACTGCCATGAAGTACGAGCAGGCTGTACGTCAATCCAAGATGCTCATGTACCAGATGACCCGTATCACTCAGACCAAAGGGTGCCTGAGACACGACGACAGGCTCGATGCGTTGGCTTTGGGTGTCCACTACTTCACCGACCAGATGGCTCGGGATGAAGAGATGGGCATCGAAGAGATCAAGCAAGATGCACTCGACTTGGAGCTTGAGAAGTACATGAGGAACGCTGTTGATCCCCTCGGGAGACGACAATCCGTTGGCGGCTCTGGTGGCTCTGAAGGAAAGACGTGGATTTCCAGCTACTTATAGGATAGGTGGAAATACCCGACACCCTAGAGAAGAAATCCCCCAAGGTTAAAACCTATAGATGCACCTAGAGTGAACCTCAGTACATAGCCTGAGGATGACCTCTAGGTGTACCTTGTGTGAATACTGATATGATTACCATTACAACCAACAACTAGAGATACACCTAGAGATTAACCTAGGGGACAAGTGCACAACATTAGGGTCTAGTGTAAGGGCAACACAGCGGTCTCCAAAACCGCAACTCGGGGTTCGACTCCTCGGACCCTTGCCAGTGGTAGCGCCAGTGGTAGCGCCAGTGGTGAACTGCAGGTGAACTCGGGGTGTACTTGGGACTATTTTTGGGTCAGATATCTCTGTAGGTAAATATACGTGTGACTTCCCCCGAGTCCCCCCATAGGGGTCCAGCGTACGCCTCAAAAAAACCGATAAGGGGCGGGGGGGTCTCCAGGAGGTGACCCCGAGGCGCAATCCCCTAGTCTGTACGGGTCTAACCGCTTGTAAATCACCGCCGAGGTGACCCCGAGGCGATCATGAGGCGATCATGAGGGGCCACTTTGGTCCTCTTGTCTGTCTTCTTTCCATCCTTTGGTCATTTGT